GGGAAAACTGCGGGGCACCTTGCACCGGCGGAGCGATTCCCCGGCAACGCATGAACACGAAACAGATTGATCGGCTCCTTGGAACTGCCGATGAATGGCTGCAGCCATGGGCCATGGTGACCGAAGCTGGCGATAGTGGCGAAGGGGGCGGAGCCCCTGCCGAAGAGATTGATCCCGAGGATCCGAGCCTGGGCGAGGCGGGCCAGCGAGCTCTGCGGCAGGAGCGGGAAACCCGCAAGGCCCTGGAGAAGCGCTTGGCGCAGATGGAGGCGCAGCTCAGCACGGTCAAGGATCTCAACCCCGACGCCTACCGGCAGGCACAGGAGAAGGCGATCGAGCTGGAGCGGCGCCTGGTGGAGCGCGAGCAGCTCACCGCGGCCGAGCGGCAGCGGATTGAGGGCAAAGCCCAGGAGGCCGTAAGGAAGGCCACAGCCACCGCCGAGGCGGAGAAGGCCCGCCGCATTGACCTCCAGGTGCGCACCCTGGCCCGCAGCGTGTTCAGCGCCGCCGATGGCCGCGACGGGGCCGATGCCAGCGGCCTGACCTTCTTTGATGCGTGGATGGAGTTTCAAGGCCGCCGCCACCTCCGGGTGGATGAGGCCACCGGGAAGCTCTATGTGGTGGACGGCGACGGCGACCGAATCAAGACTGCCGAGGGGCAGGACACCGATCCTGTGGCCTGGCTGAACCAGCAGGCGGACAGTAGCGCCGTGGTGGGCACCTTCTTCCGCGCCAAGGGCGGCGAGGGATCCGGCGGCCTGGTTGGTGCTCGCGGTGTGCGGGGCGTTCACTCTCGTTCCGTGGAGGCGGCCCGTGCTACCTCCGGCAGCGCGTTCTTGTCCGAGCACTACGGCAACTGAGACGAACCGGGAAAACTGCGGGTGATCCAACGGCGCGATGCCTGCGGGTCACCCGCCACCGGCGCGATGCCAGGGCACTGACCACCACCAGCACGGACGACCACTGAGGCAAGGCGCGATGCCAAGCCAAGGCCCCCTACCTGGATCTGCTTCATCCTTCAACCCCTCCGCATTTTCGACCCGTGGCATCTACCACTCTTTGGGAGCAATTTGCGCTCCGCACCCAAGCCAACGCCTCCGGCCTGGAGCTTGGCGTTCGCGCCATCCTCAACACCGGCGAGCTCGCCCCCGTGATCCCCTGGGTCAACACCGAGGGCGGGGCCTATGTCTATGCGATGGACGATGAATTGCCCGACTCGCAGCCTCGCCTGTTTGATGAGGCCAACGATGACACCCAAGGCAGCACCGTCACCGAAGCCGAAGTCCTCAAAATCTACGGCAAGGACATCAAGACGGACAGCAGCAAGATCGCCCTGTTTGGCGCCAATGCTCACGCTCGCCAGATCGAGGCCTCGGCCCGCGCTCTGCGCATGACGATCGAGCGTGATTTCGTTCGGGGTGATTCCAGCCAGTCCAACGGCCGGCAGATGGATGGCCTCCGCAAGAAGATCACCGCTGGATCGTCCCAGGCTATTGCCAACCACGCCTCTGGCGCTGGCTTGAGCTTTGCCGCCCTGGACGACCTGATTGATGCTGTGGACGGCCCCAACAGCATGAAACGGCTGGTGATGGGCAAAAAGATGGCCCTGCGTTTCAACGCTGCCTCCCGCGCCACTGGCGTTTCCGGCACCGTTGATTTCAAGCTCAACGAGCTCGGCCGTTCGGTGATGTACTACGGCGACGTGGAAATCATCCGCACCGACGTGGACGCCAAGAACGTCGCAATCCAGGGCTTTGATGAAGGCTCCAGCTCCAACACGACCAGCGTCTATTGCGTGTCGATGGGCGAGGGCCTCGTGTCCGGTGTTCAGGGCCCGTCCCTGACCGCTGACGGCACCGTTCAGCCCGGCCTGACGATCTACGACGTGGGCGAGAGCACCACCACCCCGACCCGGATTACCCGGATCTCCTGGCACGCCGCCATGGTGATTGAGAACAAGCGGGCCGCCGCTCGCCTCTACAACATCACCAACGCCGCGATCACTGCCTGATCAGCTCACTTCTGCCCTTCATTCCCCTTTTGACCCATGCCTAAGGCAACTGGCCTTGCAGCCCGCAAGGCGTATTTCATCGATCGCGATTCTGTTCTCTTTGGCGCCGTTCGCGCTGGCGAGGGTGTCGCGGCCGAATCCCGCACCGGAGCCGCCCGACTCCTGCCGTTCAAGCTGAATACCTGCGATTTCTTCAAAATCGTAGCTGTGGGCGCCCTCAGCAATGCCGCTGGCGGTTATCACATTGAGGTGGCCCACGTGGCTGCTGGCGGTGCCGTAGGCGATGCCAACCCGTCCGGTTATTCCCGGATCGGCAGCATCGTGTTCAGCGGGACCGATCAAACCGAGGTCGGATTCTCCGGTGCTCAGATTGAAGCCATCGTGAAAGCGGCGGCATCTCCCTCGATCACCGGCGACGCTCGTGTGGTGGCCCTGCGGCTGGTTGCTGGCGCTGGCGGTGCCGGCAACTTGGCTGCCCCCGCCAATACCACCGGCGCCACGATTCACATTCAGCGCGGCTGATCGCCCTGCTGTGTCCTGGGGGAGGCTCCGGCCTCCCCTTTCCCATTGGAACCCAACCCATGGCCCACCTTGCGCTTTACAGCTTCTCGCCGGGCACAACGCCCGAGCAGCAGCAGTCCCTGATCAGCGGCGAGCGGCAACCCAAGGAGGTCGCCAAACCCCTGGCCGCCGAACCCGAGGAGGAGGCGGCTCCGGCTGACGCCCCCGCAGAGGCGGCACCGATCAAGCCGCGGCGCAGGGCCCGCACCGCGAGCGGCACGTTTCAAGCAGACGACCCGGCCACCCCTGCGGTGAACGAGGCCTACGAGCCCGAGCCGGAACCGGGAAAACTGCAGCAGTGAGGCTAAGCCATGGCCTGGGTAGAGGGCGAAACTTGGGAAATGGAACAAGGGCTTGATGCCCTGAAGATTTTTGAGTTGTTTAGCGACACCGCTCAAACGCAGGCGTGGCCGTTTGTTGGATGGGACGTTAACGCCACGGTCAGTGATGAAAAGGGCCGAACGATTTACCCCGTGACGGTGCAAGCAACGCCATCACAGGGAAGGGTCCGGCTGATTCTTCCCGAGGCTGTTGTAAATAGCCTAAAGACAGGCAGTGGAATGTATCGTTACGACTGCTTGATGGTGCCCCCCGGCGCCACGCAAGCCGATGACAACTTCTTGGCAACTGGCCCCGTTGTTGTTGCCTTGAGAAGCAGCAGGAGGGATCCGTGACCTGTCCTGCAGTCGTTCGCCTGACCGTGCCAAGCGGGCCTTCCGTGGCACGGCTGACGGTTCCAAGCGGCCCTCGGGTGGTGCGTGTTGCAACGCCAGGGCCTCCCGGCTCCAGCGCTCCTGTCTACGCAATTCGCACTGATGCGGCAACGCCGGGAACCGTTTATGTGGGTCGCGCTTCGGTTGGCTCAAGCGAAGCGGCCACGGTCTGGACGATCCGGCGCCGCACCTTCTCGGCTGCCGGTGTCTTGCTCACCACCAGCACCGCTACAGGTGCGTGGAGCAACCGCACCAACCTCACCTACACCTGATCGCCATGGCAATTCAGAACCCCCAACCTCCCCAGATTGACGGCGTGACGTATGACCTGCTGGGTGTACAACTGGCAATGTCAACGATTGTGCATCAGGAGCAGATGAAACTGACGATTGCGGTGACATTTACACCGTATCGAGATGGTGAAGCAGGACCGGAAATCCTGGAAGAAGGAAGGCAGACACTTGTCTATGGAGACGCGATTGCTCAGGCCGCAGATGATCCGGCTCTGGCGCGGTTCCTCGGGATTTTGGAGGCCGCAGCTCAGCGGTTCGTCAATGAGAGGGTGTAGAAATGGCTAACATCCGAGCAGCACAAAACGGAGACTTTTCAGCTACATCAACGTGGGTTGGTGGTGTTGTGCCTGGCTCTGGTGATGTTGCTTATGCCAATACGTTTACGGTAACGGTTAGCGATACGCGCACGGTTCAGGCAGTTAGCAATGCCAGTGCTACTGGAATTACGGCAGGGGGGACGTTTTCTCTTGTAGATAACTGCAACTTAACTTGCACAAACGCTAATGGTTGTATTGTTTCTACTACTGTTACTGGGCAGGATTACCTTCCCATAAGATTCCCCATTTCAACCTCGGCTTTAACAATCAATTCTGTTGCTAGATTAAATGGCAATTTTGTTAACACGGGCTGGGGCGGTATGGAGGCTGCGATTATTTTATTTTCAGGTGCCGGAACGTTAATTGTTACTGGTAACTTAACAGCTGGAACAGCAAATTATTCTCGTGCTGTAATTTGCACTGGAACCGGCACATTTAACCTAATTGGTAATTTGACGAATGGATCCGCTGGTGCAAACGTAGCACTTGACGCAAG